GCGCGAATCCTTCGTACTGAAATTCCACGTCTGAAACAGTGCATCCGCCAGTCTGGCACTCAATATCTGCGTTTACAGTCAGAACCCCAGTTGACCCAGAGTTAGCTGTCACGGTTCTATACAACTTGATCCCATCAATGCGTCCAGCTTCCGTCTGCACCTTTACAGACCTACCGCGCACATTGATAACCCTTCCTCCGCGCAAATCGAAAGTCTTGGGGTTGTTTAGGCCTCCAGTGGCAGCTCCACCGTAACGAGTGAACACTCGAATACCGTCTTGATCCGAGTAGTAAGCGGGATCCTCTGACCAGATGTTTTCAATCCACGGGTCTTCAATTACCACATATGCGGGGCAGTAGTTTGCTGAGGAAGGGCTCGCACGGATAAACGTAATGCCGAAGATTCCATAAGTGCCGGCTACTCCTGCGCCTGCTGCCAATCTGCAGTCTTTGACAGTCGGCCTGATAAGGTGCACTCTCCTGAACTTACCTACAACTAGGATACCATCCCCATCATTGAACGCCGTTCCAGATCTATAGGCATTCAAAACCGTCAGGTCTTGGATAAGAAGATCAGGTTCCTGAGTCGCATTGTTAGTTGGCTCAACCTTCAAACCGACGTAAGCTTTACTGTTTACATCCAGGGTGAGCGGGCCCTTGATATAATTGCTTCCAGTCCTCATGCGAAGAGTGAGGGCAGTGCCGGTAGCAGTACTAGGATCGTATAAAATCGTAGCGCCGCTGCTCGCGAGTCTGAGCGCGTTGGTGCAGTTGAAGATTTGCTCGCTGCTTACTTTGTACGTACTGGATCCGAGATGCAGCTCTGCTCCCTGAGCGTCTGCATATGCCAGTGCTGCTGCAATCGCATCTGCGTCGTCAGCTACGCCGTTAGCTCTTGCGCCAAACAGTGCAGGGGTCAACGGCCCCGCAAAGTTCACATAACCTGCGGCACCTGCAATGGACAGGCGTCCATTAACAGTCAAGTTAGTGAAGATATTGTTAGAGAACAGCGAAGGAGCAGATGCGTTGAGGTTGATGAAATACGTGCCGCTCGCAGTTCCAGGAGACTCCTGAAGTACGAAATTGTTGTTTGAAATTACAAACCAGTCAGTATTGCTGAGGTGGATCAGGCGTCTGTTGACCCCATTCACTGCATCCACGTAAGCTCGAACTGTGCCGCCGAGAAACTGAAACTGGTTGAAGACCCCGTTGTAGGATGCGATGATATCAGAGTTTCCGCCACCTACAGTAATATCCATCGACCGGAACGTAACGTTGGCTGACGAAGTATTTGCAGGTCGGGTCTTAGATACCGTAGTCTGCGTAAAAGATCGCAGCCGCATACCGTCGATTACGATGTTGGTAGAATTTTCAAAACCGAAGGCAGCATTTTCTGACCAGTCAAGAATATAGCCGCCATTGAACGTGATACGATTGCAGCCACTGAAAACAACGACCTCTCCAGCCCACTCCTGCACTGCAATATCAGAGAAATAGCAGTCGGAGGAGTTGATGATGTAGAAGCCATTATCTACGATCGCAGGAGGATCAGTAACACTAATGTTTGAGAAGGAACACTTACTTACCGCTCCAATGCCGGCAGCGCAGAAAGTGTTCTCACACAGAACGTCAGCGACTGCTGATTCACGCATGAAATCGAAAGACAGTGCGCGAGGCTGACTAACAAAAGGAGCAGGAGCTGTACCTTTCTGGATATTGCGAATTATCAAGTCATGAATCCGGGCACCGTAAACGCCAGCAGCATTCGCAATGTTCAGCGCGGACGACGCCCCCGAAGTGGCCGGACCTCCAAGCATGTTTGCCAGCGTAAGTCCATAGACGTGAGGCCGCTGGCCGGAGATTTGAATGCCTTTGTTTTGCGTGTTGTTGAGATCTACTAGGCCACTTCCGTAGATCGTGACATCATCAGCAGTCACGTTAAGCAGCACGCCAGAAGCGTCCTTCATCTTCAGCACGCCTTCGATGTGAATCGAAAGAGTGTGGGAAACTGTCAATGGACCGCACAGAAACGTATGGCCAGACGGAAAGTCCAGCTCTTTTTGATGGCAGGCGTCAATAGCAGCCTGTACAGCCGCTGTGTCATCCGTAGCTCCATCGCCTACTGCACCAAAATCAAGAGCGCTGATACGCTCTCTCATCTTCTCCTGCGCAGTTCTAGGCACCGCGTCTTCACCTTCTGCAATGAAAGCGACAGCAGTGCTAGACGGCGCTCCGACGTAAGCAGCAGCGATTGCATCACCCACTTGTGACGCAGTAAAGTCCGTCACATGGGGCTGACCTGTATCAGCATGGAATGCAAGAAGCTTACCTTTACGGCTATTTGCAGGCGTCAGTCGCTGGAGTGATTCACCTGCATGGCCTCGGATAGACTCCTCCTGCAAAGCCTCAAGCGCATCAACCTCTGCTTGAAGACTTGCATCTAATGCGTCCAAGGAGGTATCTAGATAGCTTTTCAGCGTGCGGAACTCAAGAGCTGCACTTGCAACTTCTTGCGAAGACGTAGGCTGCGTGATGTCAGTTGCGTTAGGTACGTAAGCCATGGTTATCTCACTTTTTGCTGGTAAGATACGAAGTGATCAAAAGATCCTTGATGCCAAGCACAGTTTGCTGTGCTCCTGCTGCCTGTTCTTGCAAGCCGGTACGCTGCCACACGATACCAGCCGCCCACATTGCTAGTTCATCTTTATGGAGATCAGCAATCCAACTAGAGTAGCTGGAAACTGACACGTCTGGATTGCGGTAGTACCAGAGGCGAGCGCGTCCCGTTGCAGACGCAAACGAGCAACGAAGTGTGTCACCTATCTGCGTAAATACTGAGTACTTGAGAATGTTATCTTCATCCCAAAAATCTTGCACAGAGGGAATATAGGCGAGATTCTCTGTGGCTGCGTAAGTAACCAGCTCCTCGCTCTGCATAAACTCAGGTGTACGCAGTAACGGGTCAGTCGTGTATACTCCAGCTATTTCAGTGAACGGCGAGCTTGCCACAGGAGTGTAGGACAAAACCATAGATGCCCTGTCTCTAGGAAAGAAGTCAATTCCATGGGCTCGAAGCGTGGCAAGCCGAATAGCCATGTCAGTGATAGAGACGAGTTCAGGACGATTAGTGATAGCCTGAACAGCGGTGCGCATGTCAGCAAAAGAAGTAGGCATTTTAAATCTCCAAAAGAAAAGGGCCCGAAGGCCCTAGTTTACCGAGTGACTGGCCAGATCACTTGCTGACGGAAGTTGCTGGCTTTAGGTTTTTAACCCCTGCAAGCACTTCGGCAGATGGCGCCATCCCGAGGGCTCCTGCATCCCCTGCTGGGGTCATGGCATCTTGAGCCGCGGTGGCCATTTCCTGCAAAGCAGCGTCGGCGTCGGTCGTATAGACGAGACTCCCGCGCTTGTTTGCGATCTTGTCAAGAAACGCGATGATTGTAGGATTGGCAGTTGCAAACATACCCCCACGGAAACGAATCTCAGCGCCATCAGGAAGATGCGTGCGGCAGTTGTGTACTGTAGCTCGATAAATCTTCGTGCCAGGCGCCTTGAGATCAAACTCAGGTGCAATCTCTTCACCGGCACGCAGAACACCTTCTTCGACCACATAATTCGAGGAGGTCAGCATTTTTTACTTTCAGTCGTTGGGATGGAATTGAAATGCCACGGAGTGAAAAAGGGAAGGAGCCGAAGCTCCCTCCAAAGTCCCACCCCGTGGACCAAACTCAGCCTGCAGCGCCCGCAGTGAAATTGTACAGAATCCCGAAAGCAGCAGGATTCTTGATGCAGCAGGTCAGCTCAGTGGTGAGCGTACCGCCTTGCGCATCAATGCCGCTGTCAACCGGAGTGCCGTTGGCGTTGTACTCAAGACTCTCAGTCTTGCGCAGGTAGGCAATCGAGAATGCGTCCATAATCACGGCCATCTTCGCCCAGGTGGCGCTGTTGCCATAGGCATTGAACAGCGGATGCTCGATCATCTCGAACGTGCCGCGCGGAGTCTTGATCATGTCGATCTGCATACCCCACGAAGTTTCCGTACCAGTCACCTGATACGAAGAGTTCAGACGAGCGATGTTGTGAATAACGCGACGAGCTACGCCACCGACAAACATCGTGCGGATGTTGCTGCTGGTGGCATCCGTCTGCACATTCAGCACGGGATCCAGCGCAGCTTCCAACTGCGTCCAGTTGGTCGTCGAACCAAGAGTCGTGATGTTACCGCTGGCTGCAGTAGTCACACGAGCAATCACGCCTTCCATCGTCTGGAACGGCATGCCGTTGCGAGTGCCTTGGAACTTCTGCCCGAAAAAGAGAGCTTTTTCGATCGCCATCGCATGGAAAGCAGCGCAGTCACGCTTAGATTCAGCAACTGCACCATCGCCAGCAATCAGCGGAAGAGCAGCAAGCGTCTTGGTGACCGCCCAGCTATTCCGGAAGATCTGCGTGTAGTTCACATAGCGAGTTGCAACCAGCGCAACAGCTTGCGGACGCACCGAACCTTGCTCGAAAGCATTGCCGATGTGGTAGAGAACAACACCACTGGCGATAGCCGCGGCAGCAGTCGTGCCGACACCGCGAGTCACAGTAACGCTGGTGGTCGTGGGAGTCGTATTGACGATCACGATCTCACCAGTACTGTCCGCGCGGAACATGTCGCCAGCAACCACATCAGTGTACGCAGAAACAGTGAACGTCGTAGCAGCGTCGTTTGCAACCGCAGCAGTCAGCGTAAGCGACGGAAAGATCATCGTCTTCGTGTAGTAGCCATGTTCAATGGCACTAGCAGTTTCGTCCTTCAGAAGAGAAGTGAGGGCGAAGAGAGGCGCAGTGCCGTTCGGCATCAGGCGCGTAATCATCGCGGAGAACGACTTTGCCGCCAGATCGGTCGGCAGATTCGCAGAAGAAATGAGACCAGTTGCCACGTTAGGCTCCTAATTTAAGTTAAGGCCGTCACTCAGTAAAAGACAGCCAGTTGACATTACCTGATTGTTGGGACTGTTGCTGATTGGAAGCAGGTTGCTGCTGGGGAGCAAGCATCTTGGCGAATTCAACAAAATTCTGTTCAGCAGCTTTAGCGACCTCTGCAGGACTCATCTGGGGATTCGCGTTTGCAATTTGCTGCGAAATGCTCTGAAGAAAAGCCTTGCCAACAGGATGCTGAAGCGCAGGATTATCACTGCTAGGAGTTTGCTGCTTCAGCATGTAATTCTTGAAGTGGGAATCCAGATTTCCTTCGATCTGCTGCCGCCCAGTCTTGACGCCATGCTCCACCATACCTTGGCTGGCCTGAAAGCTAGCAGCAAATGCTTGCTGTGCCACGGAATTCAGAACAGACATGAATGCTTGCGGATCTCCGCCAAGAGCTGCTTGAACTTGCTGCTGATCCAGGCCGCTAGTGAAATTGGCATTCTTGATGTGCTGCTGAATTTGATCTTGCGGCACGTTTCCGAAAATAGAATCAGACTTCGGACCTTGCTGCTGGCCTTGTGCTTGCTGCTTCGGAGTCAGCAGTTGCATGAAGTTGTCGAGAGGATTCTCCTGACCAGTGCCTTGCATCTGGGAGTTTTGCGGCTGCTGCTGCATAGATGCAGGAAGACTACCACCCGCAGGTTGCGGCGTCTGTTGCTGCTGCGCCTGAGGCATCTGCTGGTTTTGGGGCGCTTGCGTCGGCTGCTGCTGAGACGCTTGCTGCGGACGTTGCTGGTTGTTGCCGCCGAAGATGCCAGAAAGGAAGCTCATTTGTTGCTCCGAAGTTGATCAAAGGATGGAATTGGGCTGGGATTGCCCGTCATACTCCGCCGGTGGCGTGAGTTCTTGCATGAGCTCTTCAAGCACTTCAACTTGTGCCTTCAGACGTTCATGACGAATTGTTGCGGCAGTGAGATCTCGACCTTCTGCAGAAAACTCAACAACTGCACTTGCATATGCAGCGATCTTGTTCTGAAGAAAAGCAAAGAAGAGAGGAGAGACTTGACGAGCAAGTTTATCTTCGTCTTCAGTGAGATCAAACGCCTGGAATCTGTTGCTCAGGAGGGGTCGCATTTTGGGCCATCGAGGTTTGTTGGAGGGTAGACAAGAATTGCTGTTGTTGTTGCGGATTGCGCTTGAAGTCTTCGAGCCAATAAGCTCCCTTGAGTTTTGCCCAGTAAAGGAACATGCCCATGATGTCATATTCCGTCATCACAGTTGGCATTGCCTGAGCCGTCTGAAGGAAGACCGTCATCAGCTCCATGTTGAGAAGCTTGTCAGCAGGAAGCACTCCATCAGTCAGTTTGAATTCAAGAAGAGCTGAACGAAGAGCGACTGGATCGACTTCCACTTCAGAACGCTGGTCACGATTCATGAACGTGCCAGCCTCTTGATTCAAGAGGAGGTTGTTTTTGATGGTCTCCTTGAGAGGAGTCATGAACTGATTTTCAATGCAAATGCTCACCAACTGTTGGCGGGCATTGCTGTTCACCATCGTGGTTTCAAATTCCGTCTTGGTCTTGTTTCCTTTCTGAAACTGACCGCGGTCTACCTTATTTTGGCCGCTTGCAACATCCGCCATCTGCCCAACCATCTCAGACAATTGGAGATTGAAGCCAGCATTGTCATTTCGATAGGGGATTTGATAGATGGCCTTCCCAATGTCTTCGCCCTTGAATTGACTGGCATTACGGAGAGGGATCCGAGCCACCGAGCTTGCTGGGTCAATGTCGCTCTTATTGATGTAGCGCTCATTGTAGATGAGACGATCGAAAACTTGCCGACGTTGAGATTCCAGTGTGATGTTCCAGAGCGCACTGGACATGTCTTGGAACGGAAGGGCCGTATCCAGCATGGATTGCGTCTGGTAGCCGAGACCATCGTCATTCGGCTGCATGATGAAAACAGGGAGATGATCGTTGGGAGAGATCAGTTGCTCCACATAGATCACATGCCGCCAGTTTGCGATGATGCCATAGAAGATGGCAGGAGTGTTCCCTTGCCGACCAAAGTCACTGGGGAGTGCACGGCAGATGAAATGAGTGACGAGATAGCGATCTTTGTAATTGATGCGACCACTGGCGCCGTTTTGAGCAGTTTGAAGTCCTGCATATTGGAGCCAGTTGGTGCCAGTCACCATCGAACTGACATTATATGCGCGATTGATCGTTGGAATGTAGTAGTTCGTTGCGCTACTGGCATCCGCTACGCCACCCTCAAAAGAAGACTCAAAAGCTTCGCGGAGAGATGTAGTTTTAGTGGGATCGAGGGTGGCGACAAAGCGCTTGAACTGCATGCGGTTATGGAGCTCATTCCATCCGAAAGCAGTTCCGTCCTCATGATGGCGAGACGGCTGCACCGTCATATCCATGAAGCAGTTATATGGATCGATTGTGCGAATCACGTTGCCTTGCTGCATCATCCCTTGGAGAGCAGCTAAGCCAGCCGTGGTGGTTTCAGTTGAGGTTGTGATGCTGGCTACGTTTTGTTTGCGCCAGAGGCACGCAACTGGACCGAAGTTATACTTGAATCCGTTACGGAATGCTTTGATGAGCTCCTGCGCCCAGCCATAACGAATGCTATGGTTCCCGATCACCGTCTCAAATTGGAGAGCTGCATTCTGATTCTTGGGAGTTGCGATGACTCCAAAGATAGGATAGCTGGTGAGGTAGACACCAGTTTGATATGCCACCGCGCTCTCAACTTGCGGAAGTGCAATGGGCACCTCAAGATCGGCTAGTTTGCGGCGTGCAGAGGACGGGCTACGGAGAGAGCGCTGGATCTCTTGAATGCGCTCAGCAGTCTGATCCATTTGAAGCTGATACGCACGATCTCTATATTCTAGGAGCGCACGAAACGTTCCGAGTTCAGTGCAACTGTCAGCGAAGTTCTTTGCGTAGGAAAGAAAGCTCTTTCGCTGCTCTAGATTGAGGCTGGTGAGGAGTGCAGTTGAAGTTGCCATGATTGTTTGGAGTCAGTATGGAAGGGCAAGATCCTTTGTATGCGCAGCGGCCCCATTTGAGGTGCTGGGAACTTGCCAGAAGTTGTTTCTGATTATCTCGGTGTCATGATCCCGGAGCATCTCTTCTACATAGCCAATGGGATCGATGATGTCATCTTTGTTGTTTGTCTTGAGTGGGTTCCAGTCGACAATTTGAGAAATTACAATAGAACGCACAGCGGGATGGAGATAGATCTCACCCGCAAGAAGCTTAACAAGACCTTGCTTGATGCGGTTGTTTTTTGCTTGCCCTTTTGGACTGAGCTCTACGAAATTAAATCCAGAGATGCCTTCATCTTGACAATGCTGCTCAAACCAGAAAAGGAGAGTGGATTGATAGGCAACCCCTTCTACGCCAATGCAGCGAGTGTTTCTTCGGATGCCAAGATCAATCGCCTGCTTGATGGTCTCTTTTGGAGTGAAC